GTGGCCCTAAGTTTTTTCCGTAACTCTTAATCTTATGTCAAGATGTTGTCTACACGGAAGATTCTGTAGTACTGGTTAGACTTAGCAGATGCCAAACCATCTGCAGGTGAGTTACCTACGAATGGGTTAGATGCCATGCCATAACGAGTTTTAAACCCGATACGTGGCTGGAAGTCATTCTCACCAACTGCACGTACCATTGTGAGCGGTACGTATGGGCAATAGAACAGACCTGCATCGTATGGGTTTGTACCTTTGTAACCAACGTTTACATAATCGGTTGTTGCATATGGATCAATGTATACACGTACACGACCGTTAAGTACACCAGCAAAAGTGTTGCCTGTGTCATCAACATTCAAGTTTGTGGACAGCGCTGGAGTATAATCCAACATACCAGAAGCTGCAAGAGCTGTTGCAACGTCAGAAGAACACACAACAAAGTTACCTTTACCGCGGCGTGTTTCTTTTGCAATTACGTTAGCTTCACGATCAAGCTGTACACCAAGACCTTTAAACTTCTCAGCTGACCAACGACCATCAGCGTCTGCTGACATATCGAAGATACCTTGAGTTGTGATGTTTGCAGTCAAAGCACCAGTTTTAGCTTGTGAGTTGATTGTACGAACTACTTCGCGGTTAATTTCCGCCAAGATTTCTGTTGACAGGATGTTCGCCAATTCTGTCTCTGCGTCAAGACCATGAATTGCTCTCAAGTCTTGTGCAAGCTCAAGAGTGTATTCTGCTTTCAACGCACGTGACTTTGCAGTCACAGTTGCTTTTTCAATGGTGAAACCCATTTCAGCAAAAGCGGATTCGCCAGTTGTACCCAGCTGCTCTGCATTTGCTGTTGACATACCACCAGCAGGAGCAGTTCCTGCACGGTCATCATTGATAGTTGAGTCACCATTTGAATCAGTAACACCTGACAAACCTGATGGGCTTGCACCGTTTGTTACGGAAGAGTCACCGGAGAAGCCTGTGATTGCTTCATTAAACAGTGCTTCGTTGCCATCAGTAGCACCCGCACGTGTTGTTTTGTACTTGGACTTCATTGCGAAGATCAAGCCAGTTGGACCAGACATAGGCTGAACACCGCAGATGTCATATGCCATTAGGTTTGGCATAGAACGACGTACGAGTGAAATCAGAACTGGATTCCAGTTTGCAACAGTACTAGTGTTACCAGCAGCAGCATCTTCGTTCATTTGACCGAAAGAGTTTTGCTCTGCTTGCTCGTTAAGAGCTTTTTCTGTGTTTTCCAAGATTGCAGCGGTTACTGCTTTCTTGTGCTTATCGGTGATTGCGCCAGCTGATTCTTCGTTCAGTACTGGAGACCATTTCTCTACGAGACGATCATAAGTTTCCATTATAGGATCTCCTTAATTAGATGTTTTTCTAAGGGCTGCGAGGTACTGTTCCATCATTGGTGAAACTTCAACTTCGCTGTCAGCAGCGTCATCGTCGATAGATTCATCAATTACGGACTCAGTTGTTTTCTTTGAGAAATATGATTCTTTGATGGTTTTTACTTTTGTTGCAAAAGTGTCTTCATCTTCGAAATCAATGTTCTCTGCCAACGAACGTAGCTTTTCTACTTGAGTTTCTGCCAGATCACGAGCTGCTTCACGGATAACCGCTTCGCGCTTGTAGCCTTCTAGCTCTTCTGCAAGTTCGATTGACTTAGCAGTTGCTGTGTTAACTTGCTCTTCAAGTTCTTCGTTAGCTTCTGCTAGTTCGTCAACTAGGTCGACTTTGGATTCTGGAACTTCAACATAAGATTCTACAAACAAGTCTTTCAACTTATCCATGAAACCTTCTGCGATTTCGGCACGAAGGCCAGTTTGGATCGCTAGTTTGTTGTCTTCCATCCATTGCTCAACCACATAGTTGAGGTAGCCATCTACTTTTTCGACTAGATCTGACTTTGTTGTTTGGATTTCTTCGTCCAACTGCTGTTGGTACTCAGTTTCCAATCTGTCGATCTCTTCTGAAAGTTTCTGCTTTACCGCCGCTTCAAAAATAACTGCTGTTTTGGCTTTAAACTCTTCTGAAAGAGTTGCCTCAGATTCAACCAATGCGTTTAGGTCTTCACTAAAGTCTCCATTAAATTCTACAGACTCGGCTTTGGTGCCAGCGCCTTTTAGATGCGATGGTTCGCTGTTGCTCTTATCACCTTTACGGGCTGGTGCTTTCTTTGTAGCATCCCCAGCTTTTGCCGTAGCGGCGACGGATTGAGCTTCAGCATTTTTAGGATCGTGAGTTTGAGCTTCTTCGATTTCGATCTCGTCGAGCTCAACATCCTGGTCTTGGACTTGATCAGTCATGTTTGACTCCTTAATATTGCTGTTGTTTCAGTAACGAGAGGAAATTCTTATACTCACGAACCTGCGTTTCATACAGATCCGCACGTGGAGCACGTTTAATTTCAGTCTCTATTCTTTCAATTTCTCGAGCTTCAATGATGCCATTATTCCAGATCCAGTCAACACCTTCCATTATTCCATTAACAAAAGCATTTGGTGCTGATGGGTCTTGTACGATATCAACCGTATTAAGCATAAAGTCATCCTTGACATACATAACGCCATTGCGTTGCTCGAGGCTACCCATACCACGAGTTGAGACACCTAGTTGAACACCACCTTCAAGCAATCCTTTTACGATATTACCCATTGGAGTATCCAATATTCGTGCCTTACCCATAACATTATTTCCCTCACATTTGAGTTCCGTAATCTTATGAGATACTTTATCTAAGTTAACAGTCGGTCCATCAGGGTGATTTAATTCACCAACCGCTCTGTCCTTAGAAACTTGTTCAGAAGAGTATTTCTTCACGGCTTGTTCCATGACAGCCTTTGGATATACTCTACCATTTCTGTTTTTAGATTCAGCCATAGCAAAGATTCCTTCGATGACATGAGTCTTCGATCCATCTTCTTTTGCTTCAACAATGCACTGAACATCTGTTTCAGTATATTCTGTAATTAGCTTCATCTGTTACCCTTTGTATTGCTTGACAAACTCTGCTGCCATACGCTCAGCTTCTTTCTGAGTCTTATAAGCATCAAGTCTGTCACCATCAATATAAACTACAAAAACATTTTTTTCTTTATGAATCATGACAGGAACTTTACCAATCTTCTTATTGAAGACCATCTGTCCAGTTGGATGCCTGCCAAGTTTTTCTTTTAGTTCTTTAAATGTTCTTGTCATTTTTTTCTTCTTAACTGTTATTTATACAAATTAATTTCTCTCTAATCATCATCTTCTTCAGTTTCATCGATAGCATCATCAATTTCTTCATCAGAAACATCATCAAGTTCTGCAACTTCTTCATCAGAAATATCTTCATCTTCAGGTTCTGCATTATTAAACACTTGATCTGCTACTGAGATTTTTTCTTGCTCCAAGGCATCAGCCATTTTACCTTGCATAATTTCAGCAAATGTTGGACCAGCCTTACTAAAATCTTGTGTAGTAACTGTGTTAATAAGATCTTCAATAGTAGTAGTTTTAGGTGTTTCAAGTTCTTCAACTTCACTCATTATTTGCTCCATTCTGTTGTTCATCATCCTCATCAGATATTTCACCTGATTTCATTTCTTGGTCAATTTGATCTTTCATATTTTTAATATCATCATCACCTAAATTCAATACGTTTTTCATAACCCATTCTTTAGAGAAATATTCACCTACATAATTTGACACTTGATCCATCGTTTGCAACCGCTCTTTGAGGATATCAGCATCTTTTAATTCAGTAAAGTGATTATCACGAATAAAGTCTACAACAATATTATTTTTCCAATTGTTCCAATCTTCCTCAGTAATAATGCCTTTCATTATTAATTGTTTTTTTAGAATACCATAAAACAGGTGTGAGAAACGTTTTCTCAGCCTATCTATAAACTTCTGAAACTTTACTTCATCACGTGTAATTTCAGTTGATCTACCTAATGAAAACTGAGCTTCTTGCTCAAGTCTATTAATTGGAACGTTTAATGAACGATATAAACGTTTTTGAAAATAAATAATGTCATCGATCTGACCAAGATTTTCACCACCTGGTAGCGTAGAGATCTCTGTACCTCTTCCGCCTTCGCGCCGCGGCAGCCAGAAATCTTCAAGCATTGACATATGCTTTCTATCATCTCTAATAGCACCAGTATTTGCATCATATACTAATTTATTACGGTACTTAGCCATAATATCTTTCATATATTGTTCTGATTTACCTTTAGGAAGATTGCCAACATCAATATAAAAAATACGACGTTCAGGAGCTCTTGCTAGTCTGTAAATAACTAGTGAATCTTCCATCATACGTAGTTGGTTAATCGGCTTTAGAGCCTTATGTAAATATGACACTACTCGCTTGCGATCTACATCTAGCAGGCCTGATGTAACATATGATACAGAATCGTTAGAAAGTTTTACTCCTTGGTTAGTACCACCTGGTTTTTCTTGATAAATGTAAAATTCACTAACATTTTCTACCAAAGATGCACCAGTAACAGGATCTTTCTTACGCTTAATTTCTTTTACTTTACGTATTTTCGCAGCGTCAATAGGTCTAACTTCTTGAATACCAGCCTTCAAGTTGTTTTCATCGACAACAAGATGGTGGTAAATTCTACCATCAATGTACCACCGCCTAAAAATGTCGTGGCCTAACTCTTGAATATTAAGCATAGAACACACGTTTTCAAACTCTTCTTGAATTGCTTTCTTTAATTGATCGCTTAGGCCGTCAACCTTATCAAGCACTAGTTCGACAGGTAATTCGTTTTCTGAAGCAATAGACTCATTTACAATATCTTCAACTGCAGCGTCAACCTCTGGATGTGTAGCAACTGCGCGATATTGTTTAATATTTTGTAAATTATCTTTAGAATGATTGTCACCATCCACATTGACATACATACCATAATGAGCACCGGCAGCAGTTACATAACCAGCACCGTCCTCATCTTGTGGTGGAACAATAGAACGAAGTTTTTCGGCGTTGCGATCTTTAGCCCGCCTAATTTCAAATCCAAATAATTTTATACTATCATCAGCCATTTTCGTTCCTTGAAATAGATGTTGAGGGGCCATTATAGCCCCTCAATTTATTTATAAGTGATTTAAGTTGTTGTATCTGATTCCCAGTACTGGACTTGGAATTCAACCGTAAATCTTTCAATTTCGTCATTTGCACCGTAGTTCAAATCAATCGGTGAGACAGCTGTTGGGAAACAACCACGGAAGTTATAAGTCTTCAGTGTACTACCATCTTTATCAATTTGTTCTACAAGAAGATCTGCTTCATACTGAACTGGATTATTCAAACCAGTGTTTTCATTATGAGCATTCATCCCATTCATCCAACGTTCCATTGCGTTACGAACATCGAAGCCTGTATCATTGATAATTGTTGGTGTCCATACATCAAATGTACGATCACCAGCCATTTTTAGTTGGCGCCCACGGAACGGTACAATAATTGTACCAAGTGTGGAACCAGGCAACTGAGCTGCCTCGCAAAGGAATGATGTAAGTTCTACATCGCCCTGTGCATAAGTTGGGAAGTTAATTGTCGCTTTGAACAGATTAGGTCTAGCGCCGCCACCTCTCAACTTGGATTTGAAATCATCAACTCCTAGAATAGCCATTTATATTACTCCTTTGACCTTATACTGTGCCTGCAACTTCTTCGAAGTCAACACCTGAACGCACAGCTACAAAGTTTAGAGTAATGTAGTTGATTGAACGTGCTGGCTTGATGAAGATGTTAGCGACGAATTCATTTCTATCGACTACAGCTGCAGTGTTGTTTGTATCATCGCAAACAACTCTGAAGTCTGTAATACCTCTTCTACCCTTGATCTCTCTCAAGAATGGTTCTACAATACCAACAAATTCAGCACGTGTAAATTCATCGTTGAATTCAAACAATGTGTTTCTAGCTGCTAGAGCAATTGCTCTTTCAATGACTAGGAACAAACGACGTACATTGATACGATCGAATGCTGATGGTCTGTTTAGTTTAGTTTTATCACCAAACAGTAGGACACCTTGGCCTGGGATATTAGCAACCGGGTTGACACCGGCTTTGTAAAGTGTATCTCTTTCTACTTTAGTTGGCGTATAAGATAGTGCGGTAATACCTAAGTATTGACCACGTCTTGGACCACCTGGTGAGAACCATGGAGCTGCATTCAAATCTGTCGCCGCCATAATACCTGCAGTTGAAGATGCAGCGGGGATATAACGATATTTGTCATTATACTTATCATATACTTTCAGATAGTTATTATCAATTATTAGATACGAAGAGTTTGTAAATGTTGCAGCTGTCAGAACAGCATTTGCATTCGGTGTTGAACTGTTTACGATATCAGTTCTTGCTGGTGAAGCAACAGCAACACAATCTTTACGTGTTGATTGCGCTATTGTTACTAGATCATTTACAACCGTTGTTTGATCTGCCCTTGCGTTCATACCAGGAGCAATTAGGAAATCAACTTGAATAGTATCTTTATCATCTAGAAGGTCAAACCCTGTTGCAACATTGCCTGGTGTAAGAGTACCTGAGTTTACACCGTTTGCCAGTGAACCAGATCTTACATCATCAAATGAAGCATTTTCATAATCAACGGCTGCAGCCGCGGCGGTTCCAGCAGTCGCGCTAAACTGTGATGAACCAAAACCAACCATTTTTATATAGTTAGATCTATTGTTAATTACATCAATAATATAGTTACTTGTACCATCACCGCTTTTTGCATTTGATGCAACTGAAACAAATGGATATCTTTCAAGGACTGTGCCTCTTGTGCCGGTAAATAGGCCATCCTCATCAATAACAACTACATGCATCTCATCGTTTAAAGCACCAACGCCTGTTGCAAACGTTGATGTACCTGGAGCAGTATCAAACTCTGCTACATAAGTCCAGTTATCAAACGCCGAGTCGCTAGTTGATGTGGGGCATGTTTCTACTTTTAAACTATTACCCAAATCACCTGGAAACTTTCCGATAAATACGTGATTATCGCTATCTAGTGCTGACTGTTGGGTATCGTAGTTATCGTCATTTTTAACTGTAGGCTGTGTGCTAACACTAATGTCTGATGCATTCTTAGCAGCAGTTGTTGCCATACGTACAGTTTGTAAACTTTGTGAATATCTTAAAAAATATGCTGCTGATAGAAAGTCAACAGCTGTGTCGTCGTTAGGTGCACCAAAAGTTGAAGCTAAAGTACCCTCATTATTAATGAGTGTAGCCTGCTCAACTGGGCCCCAACGGAAATTACCAACAAATGCGCCTGTAGATGACTGAACGTTAGGAACAACGCCTGTAATATCTACTTCTTTGACGACAATCGCTGGTGACTCTGAAGGTGTACCAATTGCCATGTTTATCTTCCTCTGAAAAAATTATATGTTCGGTCATAATACGCTGATCAATTACATGTATTTATAATAATAAAAAATTAGAACCTATCATTGTATTCAATAGCCCATTGCTGACCTAATACATCTTCAGGTGATTCATGAATATCATCTAAACCGTCATCTATAAATCCAAATGGCAAAACATCCTGATCTATCTCTTGCATCCTTTGATCAAACAGCATTTTTTTCATGTTTATATCTGTTAGTTCAGCAAAGTTATTACTTGTTGAAAAATAGCCGAACATTACTAAGTTCATCATCAAGTCGTCATGATTTCCATCGCTGGCTTCATATGACTGTCCTTTAGCAATAAATGTA